GCGCACAACTACAAGCAACTGGTATCACTGAAGGTGAACAAGTTACTGAAGTTGAATTTGCTAATTTACAAAAATTTGTTAGCGAATTAGCTAAGGTTAGAGAAGCTGGTGCTGCTTTAAAAACTAAGCTTGATGAAGAAATCACAGCTATTGAGGAAAAAATCAAAGCTGAAAAAGATAAAATCAAAGAAATGATTGGTTTGATTTCTGAAGAGCCTAAAGAAGATAAAAAAAAAGCTAAAGTAGACGAAAAATTAAAACCGTCTATGGGTGCTGGTGCTTATGTTAAAGATTTTGAAAAATCTAAAGCACCACAGTTTGCAGGTAAGTCTAAAGCCAAAAAACAAAAAATGGCTGTAGCTGCTTATTTAACTGCTAAAGATAAAAAATAATGGAACACAACGCACTAATGGGTCAATTCGTTTCTACTTTAATGGCGTCTCGTACGCAGGCCCATATATTTCATCTTCAAACACCATCATTTGCTGCTCATAAAGCACTAAATGAATACTATGAAAATATAGTAGACATTATTGATGGTTTAGTTGAATCTTATCAAGGCAAGTATGGTATTATTACAGGATATGTTAATGTTGCTATACAAGAGTATCAAAGCTGTGATGGTATCAAAATGTACTTCACCACACTTTGTGCTTTAATTGAAAAAAGTCGTTCAATGATTTGTCAAGATTCATATGTTCAAAATCAAATTGATGAAGTAGTTGCTGAAATTAACTCATTACTTTACAAATTAAAGTATCTAAAATGATAAAGTTACTTAGTTTATTAGAAGAACTAGATCCAGTAGGAAAAGAAGATGCTGATATCGACAATGATGGAGATACTGATAAAACAGATAAATATCTTTTAAATCGTCGTAAAGCAATAGCTGCTAACATTAAAGAAGGCGATCATGAAGTAGCTATGGCAGTATCAAGTCTAGAATCAATTGCAGAAGCAATTGTGGAATTGAGACAAAAACTCGGTAACGTTGAGCGTAATATTCCAGGATGGATTCAAGATCATATCGCTAAAGCTGAAAACTATATTGAGCAAGCAGCTCAAGGTTTTCACGAATTAAAAGGTGAAATGAATGAAAACGTAAAGGTAAGAACCGAACCAGCTGGATTTAGAGGTGTTGAAAAAATTGTTTCATCTAAAGATAAAGCAGCTGTTGAACAAGCAGTTGCACAAATAGAAAGAGAATATCCAAGTGCTGGCTACGGAACAAACGTAAAGAAAATGTATCAAACACCTAGTGGCGTTTGGGTAGCTGTAGTAAGACACTCTACAACATCAGATTAATGAGTAAAGAATTATTATTAGAAAAATATATTAAAGTTGCTGTTCGTAAAGCACTAAAAGAGCAAGAAGAACAACAACGTAAAGCCGAAAAAGCGATGTACCTTGTATATCGCTTCCCTGGTTTAAAGAAATTAATGGAGGATTTAATGTCTCCTGCTTTTGGTCGTTATGTAAGTGGTATTAATGTTGTTGCCCCTAAACCAACAACATTTAATGTTTCATTAATTAACGGACAAGATTTTACTATTAAATATATTGGTAAAGGAAAATGGAACGTTAAAGTATCAGGTAAACAATATCATCCTGATAATATTGGAGAGGAAGAGCGTTGCTCACAAGCAATAGCAGATTTATTAGAATTAAACTATTCTACAGCTGAAGGTAAAGAACAAACTAGTGCTGCCCCTGAAACAGGAGGAGGTGAATCAACCCCACCACCAGCTGAACCAACAGGACCTGGAGCTGAAGAATTAGGACCTGAATTAGCAGCTGCTGAAGAGGAAACACCAACTGAAGAAACTCCACCAGCCGAAGCTTAATATGACAGTTATAGATAAAATATTAAACGAGTGGGCTTATCGCTGCTCCGATGGCGTTGTGAGTCTAGACGACCCTCAAAAAGTAAAAATATTATTTGAAATTATCAAACCAATGTTGAAAGAAGACATTGATGATGATATATTAAATGCATTGATTGATGCTGATTCTGATACAAAATCTCAAGTATTAAAGTTTATTAAAAAATCTACTTCTAAAACAGCTGAAAAAGATAGTGATAGTGGTTTTTACGCTTATTTAAAAAGCAAAAATATTACTAGTGATACAATAGATGGAATAAATGTTCCTGAAAAAATACATGATATATTAATTGATAATGATGATTTTGAGGATTTTAATGAATACAGGAAAGATGCAAAATCTTTTCCTGGCGGAGCAGGATCATTACCTGGAATACTAATAGATACAAAAATATCTCCTAAATCCGTTTATGAAATAAATAGAATAGATGGAAAAAAACAAGGGGTAGGTATTGGTAAAGGTGAAATAGCTTTAGCTTTATTTTTTAGTGATATTAAAAAATCACCTGGTAAGGGAGATTTAGATTGGAATGGAAATAATCTTGAAGTTAAATCAGTAGGAGCTAGACTTGGTGGTGAAAGAGAAGTTAGTCCTTCTATTATATTAGGTAGTGAATTAGGTAGAGCAGCTGAAAATAATGGATTTGATCCTTTAAAAAGATTAGATGCTGTTATCTCTGGATTAAATGGTGAAATTGATTCAAAAGAATTATATAATATATCAACAGATTTTTTGAAAAAAATATACCCTAACGCTGATTTTAAATATTTTACTGTAGATTCATTAAAAAATATAACTGATGCTCGTAAAGCCTTAAATAAACTTTATGTATCTAACTATATGAACAGTGAAAATATACAGTATATTGTATACATAAATACAGAAGGCAATTATGTAACATTTTCCCCAGAACAAATAAATGAAGTAATTGATAAAAATATAATTAAAATAAAATCAATATCAGGAACTAATTTATATCCTCAAATAGGATAACATATAGAACGGATTCATTGCCCGTTCGCATCGATTTAAAACATTGGAGTAGTGGCCCACCCTAAAAGGTGGGCTACCTTTATTTGAGATGTCAAAGTAAAATCGTACATTTAATCATATGCAAAAGAAAATCGTAATCGTAGGCGCTGGCGTTGCAGGTATCAACGCAGCAACTAAATTAGTTGATAACGGCTATCCTGGTGAATTAATCACTATTATAGACAAAGGTAATGATCCAATTAACCGTTTACCTGAAGAGGTAATGACAGGAATGTTAGGTGCTGGTGGTTGGTCTGATGGTAAATTAACTTACCATACAGCAATTGGTGGTCAATTAAACAAGTATTGCGGTGATGAAAAAGCAATGCAACTAATGGATCAAGTTATTAGTAATTTTAGACGTTTCCATCCTAAACCAGAGGAAATATTCATGTCTGATCCACAAGAGGAACCTGAATTTATTAAACCATATTTTGGATTACGTATGTTTCCTGTATGGCATATTGGATCTAATTTCTTACATGAAATTGCTAAAGCATGGTATTCATATTTGTTAGATAAAGGTGTTAAGTTTGAATGGAAAACTGAGGTTGAAGATATTGACTTTAATGATAATAGAATTTATACACATAATGCTGACATGCAATATGATACTCTTATATTTGCAGTAGGTAAATCAGGTATTGATTTTGCTCAAAAATTATCTGATGAATATAGTTTCCCTACTGAACCTAAATCAGTACAAATTGGAGTTCGATTTGAAGCTCCACAAAAATATTTTCAAAAATTAATCGATGTAAGTTATGATTTCAAACTCTATCAGAAATTTGATAAGGTATCTCTCCGTAGCTTTTGTACTAACAACAATGCGGCTTATGTGGCTGTTGAGGAAACCTATGGCGATGTTAGTTACAATGGTCACGCTAAGAAAGGAAAGGAATTTGAAAACCAAATGACCAACTTTGGTATCTTAATGGAAATTAAGGGTATTGAAGATCCGTTTAAGTGGTCAAGAGATGTAGTACAAAAACTACAAGAAAATGGTACAGGATTATATTATTCCCCAGGCAATACTCGCAAACCAGGATTAACATCAGAGGGTTCAACAGTATCAGCTACACAAATAGGTTGGTTAGAGCTAATCAAAGTTACTCAAGTAATGGAGCCATATTTTGACTATGTTGTTAACTTTATTGATGATATGAATAAAGTATTTGAATTCGGAGATGATTATGGTATTTATATTCCTGAGGTAAAATATCTAAGTCCTGAACCACTAGTAAAATATGATAGCTTAGCATTAGCTAATTACCCTAACGTACATTTTGTAGGTGATGCTTTATCAGCTCGTGGTATTACAGTAGCTGGTGCGCAAGGTATTTATGTTTCTGAATATTTATTGTCAAATAGATCATAATGGATAAGAAAAAATTACTCGAAACTGTTCGCCGCGTTATTAAGGAAACAATTAATGAGAAAAAATATCCTGTAGCTGGTGAAAAAGGATATATTCGCGTTAGTCAATTAAAAAAGGGTGACGTATTAGGTGGCTCTGGCTTAGAAATCGTTGATATGTCTTCTGGTGCTATGACACCATCAGGTAAAATTGAAGTGACTGTTAAAGATCCTAAAACTGGTAAGCAATTAACTAAAACTTGGAATAAATCAACTACTGTTAGATTAAAACCTAAAACAAATGAAGCTGCAGCCCCAGCACCATCTAAGCCTAAAGAAAAACCAGGCCCAGCTGTAGCTCCAGGTAAACCAGGTGAAAAACAAAAACCACGTCGTCCATTAGGAAATCCTAATGTAAAACCTGAACCAAAAGCTAGTATGAAAGAAGCTGAAATGCTAGATAAAATTATTAAACGCTTTAGATCAGCTAAGAAAAATGGCTAATTTATTAGAAGTAGAATACGAAAAGATATTTTCACCTAAAACAATGGCTTCCTTAAAAGGCAAGTCAGGTGAATCATTGCGTCAAATGCTTGGCAACAAGGACTTAATGCAAACATTAATGCGCTCACAAGCATTATTAGGTGAAATTATTGAGGCAGAAGAAGGATATCGTGATGAGCTTGAAATGGTAGCTGCTCAAATGGTAACTGATGCTTATCCAATTATTGATTATGCAAATATTAAAATAGATGCTAAGATAGTTGGAATGGGAGATTTAAATATAGGAATGGGCAATGATGAAGAAAGTTTAGATAATATACCTCAAGAAGCTGAAAAAGCTAAACGCCGCATCATAAATGGCATTACACAAGGCGCCTCAATTAGAGGTGCCTTTGGCTTTATGCTATTTAAAGAATACTTAGACGAATTAAACCCAGAATTAGTAGCAAAATATAACGAAATACTTAAATTAGCATTTGGTATTTACGATGATGAAAATGCTATTGCTATGATGTTGGCTGCCTTAGCACAAGGTCAAAAAATGCAAGGTGGTGAAAGTGAGATGGAATATGACGAGGAAAACGAGCAATTTGTAATTAAAGCACGTGCTATTTGCTTCCCAATGCTTGTACATGAAATTGTAAAAGGATTGTACGAGATTGTTGGTACAGAAGGATTTGGTCCTGATAAAGAAAAGAATCAAGCTATTGTAGGTGCTGTAGATAAATTATCTAATGAACCAAACGATTTACGTTTTGGTAAATTCTTTTATGATGCTATTTCTAAAATATATAACGACAGTGATATAGAAGATGCACGTGTACGTGAATTATTCTTTGCTGAGGTATATAAATTAGATGAAAATGATTTCTTCTCATTTGTAGAAAATGCTGTTAATGATGAATTAACACCAGCTCAATTAAGTTGGGCAACGGGTACAATGAAGGATATAGAAAAAGATCTTAAAAAAGACGATACTGGTTTAGAGGATTTGGACGAGTAAAGATTTCTTCGTACCTTTAAAACCAAAACGATGGAAACAAAAAAATTAGTTACAGCAGAAGGTACTATTGTTTATTATCTCAATATTAATGGTGTTAATAAACTTCACAACATTGATGGCCCAGCCTTAATCCCTAACGGCAATAAACGCGCCTCAGAATATTACATTTTTGGAATTAAATACACTAAAGAACAGTGGGACGATAGGAAAAAAGACACTAACGGAGTTCCCTGGTATAAAACAGCAGCTGGTAAAGCAGCAGGAGCTAGAGTATAAGGATCGTCAAGATCCTTTCCCTAATTTCATGTTATGGAAAGAAAATTTACACGTGTTTACGAAGACGATGATACAACAGAAACATGGACATTTGATTTAGACAAATTTGCTCGTGGTCCAATTAATGTTGATATCAAGTATAAAGCTGGTGCTGAGAAACGTTTGAAACAACGTGCTAAAGAGGTTAAGCAACAGAAGAAAGTTGAACGTCAAATGAAAAAAATAAATAATAGAAACAAATAATATGCAAACAACTTTACTAATTGTTATCATTATATTATTATATAAAATATATAAAAATACAGAAAAAGAATAATATGAAAATAGGATTAGCAGGTACAATGAGTGTAGGTAAAACTACATTAGCTAAAGCATTAGGTGAACTAGATCAATTTAAAAATCATAGTGTACAAACTGAACGTAGTAAATATCTTAGCAATTTAGGTATTCCATTAAATACTGATTCTACGTTGCGTGGTCAATTTGTATTTTTAGCTGAACGTGCTAGTGAATTACTTGTAGATAATATTATTACAGATCGTACTATTTGGGATGTATGTGCTTTTACATTAAGTGCTAAATCAATATTGGATTGGGAAAAGCGTGATTTTGTAACAGCAGCTATGCATCTTAAACAATATTATGATTATGTTATTTATGTTTCACCTGATGGTGTTGAAATGGAAGATAATGGTGTGCGTGAAACTGATATGGTCTATCGTGGTAAAATTGATACTGTAATACAAATGCTACTAAACGAATATACACCAACAAATTTAATAACTGTTAAGGGCAGTACGGAGGAACGTATTGCTACTATTATTTCTAACATTAAATAATATTTATGGACATAACGACTAACGAATTAAAAAGTATGAAAGCAAAACAACTCCGCAGAATGGTTCGCGAAGCTATTCAAGAGGTATTAAAAGAAGCAGATTTATCTCCTGCTGAAAAAGCAGCTAAAGATGCTGAAATTAAAGCAATTGATGCTAAACTTAAGGCACTTCAAGCTAAAAAGGGTGATTTAGCCTCTGGTAGAGAAGAAATTGTTGAAGATGAAGTTAATGAATTAGCTCGTATCGCCAAAGGATTTCGTTTAGCCGATGAAAACTTTGATGCTACTCCATATGCTAATAGACGCGTATCAGGAACTTCATTAGAAGATGTTATTAATTACTTCCGTGAAAACCCAGGTGCTGATAAAAAATCATTACAAACACAATTTAATTTTGCTCGTCCACAAATCTCTAATGCAATTGTAAATGCATTACTTGATGCTGGTGTATTAGTTAAACTAGGTGCTGGTGGTGAGGTTGAAGCTATACCTGAACCAGGTGAAGAAACAGCTCCTAAAGCAACTGATCCAGAAGATTTATTTATGGGTGGTGCTGAAGATCCACTTTCAATGTACTTTGATGGTGAACCAAATGCTGATGGTTCTGAAGATTTTGAACCTGAAGCTGGTGAAATTGAAAAAGCTGAACTATCTGCTTCATCTATGTCTGATGAAGATTATGAGGCATTTATGAAATATGATGATTTAAAGCGTCGTTTAGATGCTACTAAATCTAACATCTTAAAGATGAGAAAATCTAGAGGTGTTGCTGGTGATATTTCAGATAAACCATCTACTGAATTACAACGTTTACGTGATTTAAAGAAATCACTTGAAGATAGAATTGATACATTAGTTGCAGGTTCAGATTATTTGAAAAAGAAACTTGCAAAAGATATGCCACCTGCTCCACCAGTAGAAACTCCTGATGAAGAAGAAACACTTGATGAAGGATTAGACGAGTGGACAGTAAATAAACTCCAGTTTTATGCTGGTATTAAACCTTAATATATGAAAAAATTATTTCAAGACTTATCAAAACTGATTAAAGATAATTGGAAAGCAATATTAATAATTGTAATTGTTTTAGGTATATTATCAAATTATTCTGAAATAAAAAAAGTAATCCAAGATGGTTGGTCTGAAGATGAAACAGTTGAAGATATTAATAAAATAGTAAAGATTCACGAAGGAGCTTTTGCATTTTGTGGTGCATCGGGCGCTATACCTACAGGAAAAAAGATTATTGTTCAAGGAAAGGAATATGATGAAGGATGTGCTATATGTCCTGTACTAAATGGACCATCTATTTCTAATTTAGCAATGGAAGGTGTTAGTGGAACTTATGGAAAATTTAATGTAAGCGAAAATTTTCAAACTCCTGATGGTACAGATACTACAATATGGTCTTTATTTTGGTATTATGATTCAACAACCACAGTACCTCAATTCAACCCAGCTACTAAAGAATGGGAATTATTACCACCTGTAAACCGTGCGTTTATTGTAAATCTTGATGATCCAAGCACAAGCGAAAGTAATATGTTTGCAATGCCTGGTATTATTTTTGATACAACATCTACAGGTATTGTGCTGGCTAAAGTATATGGTCCACTTAATGAGGCTGCTGTTCCATTACGTAAAGCTATTCCTGTAAAATCAGGAATGAAATCCATAACTGCAGCTAAAGAAGGATTTCCTTATCCTGTAGGAACACCAGTTCCTATTAGTGATTTAAGTAAAGAACTTCAGAAACAAAATAAATAATAAAGTATGAGCCAAGTTAAAAATTTCGCTAAAGAAAACAGAAAAACCTTATGGTTAGCTATATTGCTACTTTTGGGATTTTTCATTTATGGTAGTTTTTCAAACAGCTATCATAAGGCAGAAATTAAAGAATTAGAAAAAGAAATTGCTGTAGTACAAGATCAGTTTGAAGAAGCTTTTAACGAAAAAGAGCGTTTTAGAGATTCATCTATTGCTTATGAGCTTTTAGCTGAACAAGCTGGAGATGAGGCTGATGCTTTTAAAGCTAAAGCCGCTAAAGAACGCAAAGCAAAAGAAGAAGCATTAGCTACTCTTCGCAACTTACCTAAAGATATTATTGATACTTTCTTTATTAATCGCTATGCTAATGTAACTAAATCAGATGTTGGTTTAGAACTTGATAAAAACGTTGGTAACGAAATTATAGTTGAATTAGTTGAAAAAGATCATTTAGTAGGTGAATTAGCTACTGCTGAAAATTTAAATAATACATTAGGTGTTCAAGTTAAATCATTAGAAAGCTCACTTATGTTTTCTAAAGCAGCATTAGTACAAGCCGATTCAGCAATTGCTTTAAAATCAAAACAATTTGAATTATCACAACAAGTAAGTGAATTACTTAAAAAAGACCTTAAAACAGCCAAAAATAAAGCATTTTGGAATAAGTTTAAGGGCGCTGGCGTTGGAATAGCCGCTGGTGTAGTAGTTGGCTTATTAGTTAAATAAGATCCTTGCAATCCCATGCACTGAGGCTCAACCATAGTGGTTGGGCCTCTTTTAATATATTTATATATATAACCAACAGCGTTAAATATGTCGCAACAGGCTGATATTAAAGAAATAATAAAACAGGAGTATATTAAATGTGCAATGGATCCTGTACATTTCTTTAGAAAATATTGTTATATTACCCACCCAGTTAAAGGTAGAACACTATTTCATCTTTATCCGTTTCAGGAGGCTACACTAACTGATTTTAGAAATAATCGATTTTCAATTGTAAATAAATCTCGCCAGTTAGGTATCTCCACATTAGTAGCAGGTTATTCTTTGTGGACAATGTTGTTTAATAAAGATAAAACTGTATTGTGTATAGCTACTAAACAAGAAACCGCTCGTGGGATGGTTGAGAAGGTACAATTCATGTATGAAAACTTACCTTCATGGCTTAAGGGTAATCAAAAACCAATATCAAATAATAAATTATCCTTCCAGTTAGCTAATAACTCCAGAATTGTAGCTACATCAGCTGCCTCAGATGCAGGTCGATCCTACGCCGTATCTTTGTTACTAATAGATGAGGCTGCGTTTATTGAAGGTATTGATAAAATTTATACGAGTATTAAACCAACCATTGCAACGGGAGGAGGAATTATAGCATTATCCTCTCCAAATGGTATTGGTAACTGGTTTCATAAAACATATGCTGAGGCTCAAATTGGTAAAAACGACTTTTATCCAATTGAGCTAAAATGGAATTTACATCCTGATAGAGATGAGGCTTGGGAGCTACGTGAGCGTGCTAACATGTCACCACGTGAATTTGCTCAAGAGTATGATTGTGACTTCCTTGGTTCTGGTAACTCAGTAATTGAACCTGATAATCTATCATTTTATGAACAAACGTACATCCAGGAACCTGTCGAGCGCCGCTTTATGGGTGGCGACTTTTGGATATTTCAGTATCCTGACTATACTAGGAATTATATTATTAGCGCTGACGTTGCTCGCGGTGATGGTTCAGACTACTCTGCGTTTCACGTTATTGATGTGGACTCGTGTGAGCAAGTGGCTGAGTATAAATCACAAATCGATACTCGTTCCTATGGTAATATGCTTGTTTCTGTTGCTAGTGAATATAATAATGCTTTACTTGTGGTTGAAAATGCAAACGTGGGTTGGGACGTCGTTAATACGATAATTGAAAAAGGGTATCAAAATATGTATTATTCACCTCGTGCTTATGGTGAAATGCAAATGGATAAATGGATGGCTAAGATGGGAAGTGATCAAACAGTTCCTGGATTTACTACATCAGTAAAGACAAGACCACTTGTTGTCTCCAAGATGGAGGCGTATATTCGAGATAGAGCATTCATCTTTCGATCTAAAAGATTGTTAGAGGAGTTGCGTGTATTTATTTGGAATAATGGTAAAGCACAAGCCCAAACAGGTTATAATGATGACTTAGTTATGGCTTTAGGTATTGGATTATTTACTAGAGATACTGGTGTTAAGTTCGCTCAACAAGGTATGGATTTAACCCGATTATCTATTAATAATATATCTAATGCTCAAAATCCAGCAATGCTTCCACCATCACTACCAAACGGTGCATCAAATCCATATATAGCCGAAACCCCGTACGGTTTTGAAGATTTTAGATGGGTGCTTTAAATTATAAATATTTATTGATATAATAAAATTACAAAATGGCTGAACAAAGTACAGGCTTATTTGATAGGTTAAGACGCCTCTTTTCTACAGATGTTATTATTAGAAATGTAGGTAACAATCAATTAAGAACAATAGACGTTGACAGAATTCAGGCTTACGGCAATATAAAAACAAATGCATTAATTGATAGATTCACTAAGTTGCATCGTTATGGCGCTAATATGCCATACAACCCAACAATGAACTATCAAACATTGCGTATTCAGTTATATACTGACTATGAAGCAATGGATACAGAATCAATCATTGCCTCTGCTCTTGATATTGTTTCAGATGAAGCTACATTAAAAAATGAAAATGGAGAAATATTGCAAATTAAATCACCAGATGAAAATTTGCAACGTATCCTATATAACTTATTCTACGATGTTTTAAACATCGAATTTAACTTATGGTTGTGGATCCGTAACATGTGTAAGTATGGTGATTTTTACTTGTACTTACAAATTGCTGAAAAATTTGGTATCTACGGTGCTATACCACTTTCAGTGTACGATATGGTTCGTGAAGAAGGATTAGATCCTGCTAACCCATCTTATGTATGCTTTAAGATTGATCCAATGGTAATTGCTGCTGGTGGTATCAATAGCCGTGTTAAAGATAGAGATGGTAAGATCAAGTTTGAAAACTATGAAGTAGCGCATTTTAGACTATTAACTGATGCTAACTACTTACCTTATGGACGCTCATATATTGAGCCTGCTCGCAAAACTTACAAGCAATATATTTTGATGAAAGACGCGATGTTACTACATCGTGTTACCCGTGCCCCAGAAAAACGTATCTTCTATGTTGACATTGGAAACTTACCTCCAAATGAAGTAGATGGATACATGGAGAAGTTAAAGCAAAGAATGCAGAAAGTTCCATTCATTGATAAGAACACTGGTGAATATAACCTCCGCTACAACATGATGAACTTAATGGAGGACTTCTATATTCCACAACGTGGCGCTAATAGCAATACTAAGATTGATACGTTAAAAGGTCTTGAGTATAACGCTATTGAAGACGTAAACTTCTTACGTGATGAAATGTTAGCTGCCCTTAAAGTACCTAAAGCATTCTTCGGATTTGAAAAAGACTTAACTGGTAAAGCTACATTAGCTGCTGAAGATATTCGCTTCGCTCGTACAGTTGAGCGTATCCAACGCATTGTATTATCTGAGTTGTATAAGATTGCTTTAGTACACTTGTATACTCAAGGATACGATGGTGCTTCATTAAATAATTTTGAATTAGCATTAACAGTTCCATCAATTATCTACGAACAAGAGAAAGTAGCATTGTGGAAAGAAAAAATAGATTTAGCTAAAAATATCCAAGATACCAAATTATTACCTTCAGATTGGATTTACCACCATGTATTCCAATTCAGTGAGGATCAATACGATGAATACCGTGATTTAGTATTAGAGGATATGAAACGTACATTCCGCTTATCACAAGTTGAAAACGAGGGTAATGACCCAGCTAAATCAGGTAAATCCTATGGTACACCACATGACCTTGCTTCGTTATATGGTAAAGGCAGAATGGGTAATGGTGAGACTGGTGCTATTCCTCCTGGATATGATGAAAAGAATCCTGTAGGCCGTCCTAAAGAAAAAGCATCTATTGTTGGTACACAACAAAGAGCATTAGGTAAAGATCCATTAGGTAGTGCTGAAAATACTATCTATACTGCTAATATACCTGATGAAGGAAGTGGTACACCTAAAGGTGGATCTCCATTAGCCTTAGCTGAATCTTTACGCTATAAAGATATGCTTAAAGGTATGCGTGCCGATATGGATAATAAGCAAAACATATTTGAGCAGGAATCTACATTATTAGACGAAAAAAATATTAAGGGCATATAATATCTACATATTTATAGGTAGTGCATACTATTTAATATGAAAATTAAACATAGTAAATTTAAAAATACCGGTATATTATTTGAATTGCTGGTACGCCAGATAGCAAGCGACACCATTTCTGGTGTTGATTCTGCTGCTATCGGGTTAGTTAAGAAATATTTTTCCAAATCCGAATTAACTAAAGAACACAAACTATATCAAGCATTAGTTAGTACTAAAGCATTGACTGAAGGTAAAGCTGAATCATTAATTAATGCAACGCTTGAAATATCTTCTCGTTTAAATCGTTCTGCGTTACGTAAAGAAAAATATAATTTAATCAAGGATATTCGTGAATCTTATGATTTAGAAGAATTTTTTAAATCTAAGATCAACAACTATTCACAATATGCTGCTGCATATAATTTAATTGAGGCTCACAACTCATTAGAGTTTGTTGAGCCATCTCAAGTTATTGAAAATAAAGTAACATTGCTTGAGCATATTACACGCAAAGAGGTTAAAAAAGAAGATGTTAAAGATCGCGTGTTAGAAGAATATGCTAAAATGGATAAGGGTACTCGTATTCTAGCCTATAAAATGTTGCTTGAAAAATTCAACGAAAAATACGGTGATATGTCTCCAGCACAAAAAGCTGTGTTGAAAGAATACATCAACAATATTTCTAATACTGTTAAATTACGTGAATTTGTAAATGAAAGCTTTACTGCTATTAAATCACAAATTGCACAATTAAGCAAAATAGTGTCTGATAAAACTATTCAAATTAAATTGAATGAGGTGGCTACATTTTTAAAGCCACTTGATAAAAATCAAAATGTAAAGGATGATAATATCATTGCTTTACTTCAGTTTCATCAATTAATTGAAGAATTAAAATCCGTAAAATAATGGATTTAAAAGAGTACATAAGATCATTAGTACAACAGGAGCTAGAAGAGATATCTGCTACTGGCGCTATTGGTGTTGGTGCTGGTCCTATTATGACTGCTAATTGGGTTGCTCCTAAAGGACAAAAGAAAAATGCAGCTACAAAATATGCTGAAAAAGAAGGTTGGAAAGTAACTAAAGGTGAAACAACAATGCCTTCAGATTCTAAAGTAAGAGATTATAAAACACTTACAGGTAAGAAGAAAAAAGGCGTTAAAATATACAAAGAAGAAAGTAACTACGATAAAGCATCTCAATATAGTGCTGCTAGTGGTTATACTGCAGCTAGTGGTTACACTGGTCCTAGTTTAGCTACTAAAGGTACAGGTGAGTTAAAAGAAAATAAAATGAAATCATTAAACGACATTATTGAGCAAGAGTTACTTAACGAAATTTCTTACTCTAAATTTAAAAACGAAGTAACCTACAGAACTAAAGCTGAAAGATTACATAAAGCTGTTCGTGAGGTAAAACGTAAATTACAAGAAATTGATCGTATTGTAGAATATACTCAACGTATTAAACAAGAATTAAGTGAGGGTGATGGTATTCAATATTGGAACCGCACTAATAATGCTGTTGCTAATATAGCTGAAATGGTAAATCATTTAAATAATAAAATTAAAAATCTAAATCAATAATGGCAAACGTACCTTCAAATTTCAATGCAGCTGTTATAAGTGGATCAGCTTCTATTTCTGGTTCATTTGCTGGTTTTACAACTTTAACAGCTGGAACTTTTACAGGATTAAAAGATGGATATGGAGCTGCTTTAGCAAGTGGAACAAATACAATTGCTTTTTCAGCTGGTGTTAATGTTCCTCTTACTGTAACTAGTGCCTCTATTTCTTCAGGTGTAGTATTATTATATCCTTAAAATAAATAATAATGGCAAAAGCAAAAGGTGGTGCTAAAGAAGCCCGTAAAATAACCTTTGGTAAAAGAAAAGGTGGCAAAGCAAGAAAGTCACGTGGACCTAAAGATAAAAAAGTATCAAAATACAGAGGCCAAGGCCGCTAAATAAAACAAAAGATGAAAAGTATAGCTAATCAATACCGTGATTTAAAAGAAGGCAAATTATCACAATTTAATTTTATGCGTAATTTACGCATGACAATGCCTCAGTACATTACTAATACAACTTCATTTAATGATGCTGTTAGAATTTTAAAAAGCAAAAGTATTTTAACTGAAGCTTTTGATCCTAGAGATGCTGCTGACACTGCTGCTGAGGAATTAGCCATAGCAGCTGGTGATTATGATGCTGCTGTTGGGATGTTACAAGATGAAATGGGATTATCATTTAGCGCTGCTTCAGCCATTGCTGCTAGAGTTTATGAACCAGAACCAATATCTGGTGAGGAAGATTATATGGAAGATGAAATGCCTAGAGATGATTTTCCTATGTCCGATTACAATGACGGAGAGTTTTGGGAAGCTAAAGTAGAAGAATCACCAAAACCTAAAGCAGATATCTACGGTGAAGATCCCAATCTAGATGTTTATGCTGATAAAGACATTCCAGGACAAGGAATGACTGAAAATGAAGAAGATGATGATGCTGAAACACTTGCTATGATTGATAAAATTGAACAAGAAATGGCTGGTGAAGAGGCTGTAAAAGCTCAATACGATATAACTGAGGCTAAACAAAAAGTAGATGCTGATCGTGTTCATCCACAAGAATTAAGAATGGGTATTAAAGTTGAAATGGAGCATACAAAAGATGCTGAAAAAGCTAAAAAAATTGCTTTAGATCATTTAGCTGAAAATCCATTCTACTATACTCAACTTAAATTATCTGGTGTTGATGTTAAAGCAACCCCAAATAAAGAGAAAAAAGCTATCGCTAAGAAAAAAGACGAAACTGAATTAGTAGATAAGGCTAATCAAATGAAGCCTGTTAAAGGTGTTGAAAAAGCTAAAGCATCTGCTAATAAAGCTTCTAAAGAAACTAATAAGCCTGTTAAAGGTATTTCATTAATGTCACTTATAGCTAAAACATCTCGTGGCGTTAAAAAAATGGAACCAACAGGTGAAAAAATGAAGGTTGTTAAAGAAGATTATCAATCATTCCTCGCGCAAAAAAAAAGAGAAGAAGAAGCTGCTGAAACATACGGTGGGTTTAAAAGAGGAGATAAAGTAATGATTGATCCTGATGCTGCTAAAGCTACAGGATTAAAAGCAGGTAAGGTTTATACTATTACTAATTTCAGAGTTTATAAAGCAGGATCTATATTACAAAACGTAGATGCTTTATTAGATAATGGCGAAGAAATCAACGTAGATTATATATTTAAAGCTCCTAAAGTATTTACTTCATCTACTAATTTAGGTGGATATGATTTAAATAAACTTAAAGAAATGGTTCGTGAAGTATTAGCTGAAATGGAAAGTGATGATGAAGTAACAGCTGATGTTGCTTTAGGAATGGATGAAACAATGGATGGACGCGATAATTTAACTGATACTGCTGGTCACCAACTAGATGAAAATAAATAATATGAGCAAATCATTATTAATAGATCACACACCATTTCAAGCAGCTAAGCTTACCTTAGTTGAAGGTAAAGGTGCTAAAGCTGGTTTAACTACCTTAATAGGTAAATTACAAGAAGCTGAACAAAAAAACGGTAATGGTCGTGTATATCCACGTGAAGTACTAGAGCGTGAAGTTCAAAAATACGCTGAAGGACCAATTAAAACACGTACTGCTTTAGGTGAATTAGACCATCCTGAAGCATCTGTTGTTAACCTTGCAAATACTTCACATGTTATTACAGAGGTATGGTGGAATGGTAATGACTTAATGGGTAAATTAGAATTGTTACCTACCCCAAGTGGTAACATTGCTAAAGCACTTGTATTATCAGGTATTCCACTTGGTATTTCATCTCGTGGTATGGGTAGTGTTAAACAATTAGGTGAAACAGTTGAGGTACAAGATGATTTTGAATTATTGTGTTGGGATTTGGTATCAGTACCATCAACACCTCAAGCATATATGCAACTTGCTGAATCAAAGCAGTTTGCTTCTATTAAAGATTATAGTAAAGTTAATGAATTAATTACTGAAATTATTTGCAGCCAAACAGGAGTTTGTCCTCTCTGCTAAATGATTCGCGGTTTTTAATATCTACATATATTTATGGATAGCCTAGCAATAGCTATCCATTTTCTATCCCCATGATAGCTTAGGTAATCAATTAACCCCTATTAAGCTTCTCTAATAAGCTTATTTCCGAAAACAAATTTAAGGAGAAACACAAAATGAGTAAGGAATTATTCAAAGAGGCTATCGCCGACGCTAAAGCCGTTCGCGAAGCAGCGTTAGCCAACGCAAAAGCCGCTCTTGAAGAAGCTCTCACTCCAAAACTCCAATCAATGTTAGCTGCCAAACTTCAAGAAATTGAAGAAATTGACGAAGCTAAAGAAGAAGACGAGAAGATGGACGAAGCTAAAAAGAGCGAAGAAAAAATGGAAGAAGGCATGTATCCTGATGTAACAGGAGACACCATTCAAGACAAATACCGTGCAACCGGTGCTGCTCTTGAAGAAGCTGAAGAAGATCTTGAAGAAGACTTCGATTTATCTGAAATTTTAGCTGAACTTAACGAAGAAGAAGAGTTAGATGAAGCTAAGAAAGAAGATAAAAAAGAAATGGATGAAGCTTATGACAAAGAAGAAATGGAAGAAGCTAAATCCGAAGAAGAAGAGGAAGAAGAAGAAGAGGAAGAAGAAGGTGGTGAAGAAGAAGTAGAGGTAAAAGATATGACTATCGAAGACCTCAAAGATCTTATCAAAGACATCATCTCCCAAGAAATGGACACTGAAGCCCCAGCTGACGAAGAAGAAATCGTTCCAGTTGACGCTATGTCAGGTGAAATGGGTCCAGATATGGGTGCTGAAGTTGAAGAAGATGAGATCGATTTAGAAGAATTATTAGCTGAATTAGATTCTTTAGATGAATCAGATGAGCTTGAAGAAGCTAAGAAGAAAAAAACTAAAGAAGACGAAGACAAAGAAGACAAAAAAGAGAAAATGGAAGAAGGTAAAGTTAGCGATTTCTTAGACAAAGTATTTGGTCTTGGCCTTAGCTGTGTTAACACATACAATGCTGCTATTAAAGCTGCTGGTGGTGACAAACAAGCTGAAAAGGTTGCTATGACTGAATTTAGAAAATGTATGAAAGAAAAAGCTGGTGGTATTGACATATCAGGAACTGGTTCAGTAGTAGGTGGATTCGGTCAGAGTGGTAAATCAGCTGCTGACGTATACGAAAACGAAGAACTTGCTGAAGCTATCGAAACCATCAACACTCTTCGCTCTGAGTTAAACGAAGTTAACTTATTAAACGCTAAGTTACTTTATGTTAACAAGCTCTTCAAAGCTAAGAATTTAACTGAATCACAAAAGCTAAAAGTAATTGCTTCATTCGACAAAGCAACTAACGTTAAAGAAGCTAAAGTAGTATTCGAATCACTCGAGTCTGCTATTAACGCCCCAGCTAAAAAAGCTATTAAAGAATCCTTAGGATTTGCTTCTAAAGCTGTAGGTGTAGCTCCAAATAAGTCAATTGTTGAGTCTAACGATGTAATTTCTCGTATGCAAAAACTCGCAAATATCAAATAACAAAACAAATTAAATTTTAAACGAAAATGAACATTCAATCATTATTAGAGTCATCTAACCAATACAAAGTTGTTGCTGATGACGCCAAAAAACTCAACTCTAAGTGGGCCAAATCTGGTCTCTTAGAAGGTTTGAAGGGTGAGACAGATAAAAACACAATGGCTGTTCTCCTTGAAAACCAAGCTAAGCAATTAGTAACTGAAGCTTCTTCTACTGGTACTGCTACCATCGGTGGTGGTGCTTACGCACAGGAAGCTTGGAACGGTGTTGCTTTACCATTAGTTCGCCGTGTATTCGGTGAAATCGCTGCTAAAGAATTCGTTAGCGTACAACCAATGAACTTACCTTCTGGTCTTGTATTCTATCTAGATTTCAAATATGGTAGCAATTTCCCTGATCCATTTACTCAAAATGGTTCTTTATATGGTGCTAACCAAACTACTAACGTAACTGATATTACTTCTCAGTCCCTTTATGGTGCTGGTCGTTTTGGTTACTCTATCAACCAATTTTCAGCTTCTGTAACTAACGCTGGTACAGCTTCTGCTACTTGGGCTGATTTCAACTTCGATTCAGCTTATTCAGCTTCTGCTGCTGCTGGTTCTTGGAAGAAAGTATTAGTTCCATTAGCTTCTACTTTGAATGCTGATCAGAATGGTGTTCGTGCTTTCACAATCTCTTCTGGTTCTACTATCACTGTAGACACTCCATTACAAGCTTTCACTACTGTAACTAATAACACTGCTTCTTTCGTTGTTACTGGTTCTTCAGTTGCTGCTGACATGAGTCCAGCTGCTGCTACTGTACGCTTGTTCTACAACGAACAACCAACTTCTACTGATCGTGGTGATTTTGAAGATGCTTCTGGTGGTGGTTTCCCAAGTGCTAACTCTACAGCTAATGGTACTCCAACAACTGCTATCGCTATCCCAGAAATCAACGTACAGTTGAAATCTGAACCAATTGTTGCTAAAACTCGTAAGTTAAAAGCACAATGGACTCCAGAATTCGCTCAGGACTTAAACGCTTACCATAGCGTAGATGCTGAAGCTGAATTAACTGGTATCTTATCTCAGTACATCTCTATGGAAATCGACCTCGAAATCTTAGATATGTTGATCGAGAATGCTTTCACAGTTGATTACTGGTCTGCTATTAACAACACAGCTATTAACTCTGCAGCTACTGCTTTCGAAGCTTTAGCTAGTGGTTACTACAACACACAAGGTGGATGGTTCCAAACTTTAGGTACTAAATTACAGAAAGTTTCTAACAAGATCCATCAGTTGACTTTACGTGGTGGTGCTAACTTCCTCGTAACTTCTCCAACTGTTGCTACTATCTTAGAATCAATCCCAGGATTTGCTTCTGATGGTGACGGTGAGAAAATGGAATTCAACTTCGGTATCCAGAAGGTTGGTTCATTAAACAGCCGTTATAAGGTTTACAAAAACCCTTATATGACTGAGAACGTAATCTTAATGGGTTACAAAGGTGCTCAATTCCTTGAGTGTGGTGCTGTATTTGCTCCATATGT